ATAACTTGTGATCTATTGTTATAGGGAGAATACGGATTTCTTGGTCGCCCTTGTCTTGCTCTCTTTTCATCTGATCTTGGCATTAGTTACTCCTTATGTTGCTTGCGAGCCAAAGTATGCACCGGCTGCTGAACCAGCAGCACCAATCCAACCAGCAGTAATAGCTGAACCGGGATCACCCGCAGGACTAACTCCTGCAATAAAGTGAGTATTAGCTTGCATATTCATATCTCTTTGATTTAATAAATTTTGATATTGATTGCGAGCATTTTGATCAGCAATCTTTTTCTGTTGTTCTAGATTTCTAAAACTTCTTCTTCGATTAGCAATAGACATACGCATTAATGCAGCAGCTGTACCTACACCACTTGCAATATTCTTACCTTGCATGCCACTTTTGAGTTTGGAATCAGCATCAGCCGCAGCATTTGTCAAAGCTCGAAGTGAACCCTGCATGCCCTCTAGATTCTGTTGTAGCTGAGATTCAAGTTGCTTGGCTCCGCTAGTTGCAATAGTTCTATTCTTAATTAGTCTATTAGCATTTTGTTGATTAATAATATAGTTTTGATTATCAACCTCTAATTGCCTTTTAAATTCTTCTTGTTGAAATGCCATGTCTTGCCGAGCATATTGCTCAGCCTTAGCATAGCCACCCATAATGCTGCCCATAATTTGACCAGCTACTTGCATTCCTATTAGTGTTGCTACCATTAGACTCTCCTTCCCCATTGCATTCTACCAGATTTTCCCACTTTTCGGGGCTGGTTATTTTTATAAATATCGTCGTGGTGTCTCAAAGCACCCGACAACCTATCACCAAATAATCCCTCTACTCGTTTATCAGATTGCCACATATCAATAGTATCCATGTGAGCTTGTTCTTTTCGCTTCTTAATTACATGATCCACATTAACATGAAGCCGCTCTTCCCAGTACATACAGGCTGCTGACAACACATCTACACGGTCATCATGTGTAAGGCTACCACGCCGCTCTGTAAGCCGCGTAAGCTGCCTCTGGTTCGTTTCATCCCTTGCGGGCTTCTTATCAAATACAAGCCTGTGCTGGGCCATTGTAGGCTCCAGAGCGGCAAGCATTCTACGTTCCTTCTGCCCTGTTACCCTGTATTCCTCAATAGCTACCTGCCCACAGGCTTCTACAATTACAGGTCTTAACAAAGAATTAAACATAGCATCACCATAATTGGATTCAATTCTGATATGATTAACATCATATTCATAGGCTAGCTTGGTAATCTTACGAAGAACAGCTTGATCATAGCCTCCTTCTAAGCCCAATAATTCATGCACAAAAATATAACCATTACTAAAACTAGCAATGCATATACCTGTTTCATCCTTACCTCTACCAGAAGGGTCAATAAACATAATTCTATCTTGATATTCATTAAAGTCATTAGACACCCACATAGGATCATAGATGCAATCCCCTGACATTCCAAAAGAAGGAATAGTTCTATTAGGGGTAGAGGTAGCCCAGACAATTTTCTCAGGAGCTAAATCAGGACTCAAGTCTAATACAATAAGATCCTGTAACTTAAGAGGATACTTGTCTTTATCTGCAAGACTAGTATCTAGTTTATAGTGGAGACTGAAGAGCGTGGGTCCCACCTTTGCTTGACGCTCCATCAAAGTCTCCAAACTAAATCTTTCAGGTTGCGTTGGATCTCCAGCTTCAAAGCCTTGCTCAAAGATCCAAGGTGAAACATCCTCACATTCAGATTCTACATTTCCATCTGGCATAACTGCAGGAAATTTAACTACAGGATATCCAGTTTTAAGTTGATTGTAGATACTATCTTTAATTTGAGGTGTACCTAGAAAGATCACACGCCCACCCACGTTCCGAATTTGTTCTGCTTCAAGACATTTGTTTAATAGTTTCTGTCTAGTAACAGCAGTCTCACAGTTACCTTCAATCTCTACATCATCAAAGATAAGATACTCTGCGTGCGACCCTGTAATCTGGGCAGTAATACCCTTGGCATAGCAAGACTTATCCTGCCCAATACGAGTCCTAGACTCTACATTAAAGCCAAAGGCATTGTCAGTTGTATGATCTCCGGGTCTAAGATGTTCACAATAAGGAACAAGATCTAGAATCCTGCGGGTCATACTAATAAATTCTACCGCCTTGTTGCCGGTAGCCGACACAACCATGATGGTTGAGTTGTGGTCCCGTACAAGGAACCACGAGGCTAGACAGGCGGTAATAACAGATTTACCGAAGCCCCGCCCAGCTTGAAGCTGCATGTCGTTAGGACCGTTCTGAAGGGCATCTGCCATAGCATACTGTACGGGTGTTGGCTCACCTAGACCTAAATATTTAAAGCACGCCCACAAATGATTTCTAAAATCATCTTTCATTTCTGGAGGTATTTCCATTAGTGCTCTCCTTCAATCGCCCTCAATCTATTCTCATGGTCCTCTACGATGTGATGTAAATTGGTTAAGTTAGCATTTATCTTGCCAAGTTCTTTTTGAATCTGCCATAGAAAGTTGATAATACCGCCACCAATAACTAGCTCAATAAATACTAACTCATTCATTAGACTGCCTCGATCTTAAATGGAGCAGCCGAAGACATAGCATCTTCGATCTCTTTAATAGTATTTTGCGGTAGAATATTTACATCTTCTTTGTGGTCATTAATGACACCACGAACTACTCCATACAAACCCGGGCCTCTAATAGTTGGATCGTTAAGATCTTCAATCAACGCATCAATCAACATTTCTTGTAGTGTCTGTAACTTGTTCATTTAAAGCTCCTAACTTATCTAACATTGCTTTACGACGGGCACAGCCGCCACATTTTTTTAATTTACCGCCGGTTAAACCATCAATTAACCGCTCGGCTTTGTCTCCTAATGTTTCTTTTGGTGGGGGTGGAGGTTCAGTAGCATTTCCTTTATCATCTACCCAGTCCACACTGACAGAATAATCAATATTTACAACAATTGATAAACTTTTAATGGTTTGATCATCGTCAATAAAACTTAATGTTTGAGTTGCTTTAGGCATATCTACTCCTTATTTAGCGTTTTGAGGACCCATGTCACCGAGTAATCGGTATTTATCCGGACTGCCCTCTGTGAATGGAGTAACTTTACTAATACAGCCATCACAGCTGCGACACCATGGATCTTGTGCCGTAATAAATACTTGCGTCCACTCACTGTCAATACCTACATTCTCTTCAGTATTACCACTAAGCCCACTGTTTCTAAAGTTAAGGCCGTTACCCCCGTATCGTAAAATAGTATTTGACCCAGCACCATCTCTAACATCATCATCATCTGCTCCATCAGCTCCTGTACGACTACCGTTTACTCTAGTTATTTCATTATTGTAACAGGAAGTAATAAAGTGAGCATCAGAACTAAATCTATAAATATCTCTACAGAAAACATCGTTAAAAAAACAAATTTCATTTTCTGAGGCATCACCACTTCCGTCGTTTACAATGCCCACATGAGGTGATTGACCGCATTTATCGTCAGCTTCTATAGTATCAATTCCATTTTGATTTGCTCTACTAATAAATGTTCTATTTGCAACTCCGTTATTTTGTATAGAATCAGAATATTGTGCCAATGTTTTTTGTACAGCACAACCAGACATGCTACTTAATGCAGTACAGAAAGAGTCAAAATAAAAAGGAATACCCGTTAAGTTTTCCCCATCAGTAGCCGCATCTCCAAAAGTAATTTTAGATGTGTTTGTATTACCGGGATATAATTTAAATGCAGCGGCATCAACAGTAACAGATTGAAGATCGCTTCTTCCTGTAGAATCAGTATCTTTTGTTTTTTGATGCGTGTGATTAAATCCATTTACATTAAAACCCGCAGCTAATTCTATGTAAGGAGCAAAAGCAATAACCTCATCAATTGGTTTTCCTAATCTTGCTCCATCATTTTTAATAATTTCTCTTTCTGCATCGGTAAACCTACTAGAATCATTTTCTGGCAAAATATAATTATCTGGATAACCATCTGCACTAGTTGTTCCATCTTCTCGAACACCCGGAACATCTGCTAAATGATTTCCATAATACCCAATATACTTATAGAACGGAGTAATTATTCCGTTAGTTCTTTGAATGTATAACCTACCTTTATAGTTTTTAGATTTAGAAGTATACCCTTTAGTAGGTGCGCCAATAATTGAAACTTCAGTAGTTTGTTTAAATCGTTCAGCTACATCAAATTCATCGGGTTGATCTCCTACAACAAAACACTGTTTACCTTGCGCACTAATTACTGCTGGAAGCAAAGGAGGATCTACACATCCGTCGTGCAATGCATTGTGTTGTTCATTTAAAATAGAAGCAACAATAGTTCCTTTATTAGAGGATACGTCTGTACTAACAGATACACTATTAAGAGTATAATCAAAATCAATATCTGAAATTTTAGACCTATCAGGGCAAGATGAAGATCTGGTAGGAGTCTGATCAATCTTTAAATTTCTTTTATACTCTGCGGTAATTGTAACTGTTGTTGGGCTGGTATTATTATATGCTGTACCTGCAGTGTCTAACATAGCTCTATCCGCACCAATAATATTATCAGTCATATAGTGACCTTCTATACTGCTTCTGTTTTCATTCTCGTAATATAAACCAGCACCAGAAGCAATGCCATCTTCATTAGCGACATCATGACAGATTCCTCCACCAGTAACAGTTGGTGATAAAGTAGATCCTCCGCTAAGACCGGGACCCGGATACACGGGTCTAGCAAAATTATTCTGATCTCCAGATGCTTGTGCTTTTGTGCAATCAAGTGAATATGTGCGACTAATTTGAACGCTACAGGGCCAAGTAGAAGGACAAGAACTAAGTGTTCCATTGTAGGTAGAATTAGTCATATCAATAATATCATCCAGCCCTTTAGTTGCCCTGCTTGAATCTCCTAGCATAAATCCAAAGTATGCTTGCAAACAATCTTGACAATTTTCTAAATAAGAATATGCACTACCAGCTGAAGTTCCTCCGGCAGCGTGAGTTTTAATTACTGGACTACTGATATACGCAGTGATTGGATAAGGATATTCTAATCTTGTTTCATAACCACCTGTGCATCCGGGTTTAATTTGTTTGGTTCTATCAATAACTCTAAAGATATCTTCAGGTAATGTAGCCGACTTTGATTGATCATTACTACCACCGCCAACTAGCTGAGCTTCCGTAGCATCTGCAGTGCTACTACTAGGCGTACCATATACTGCTGATGAAGCTCCGCTCACATTTACCAAAGATCCAGAAATAGTAATATAATCACCCACATCTAGCGGATTGGTGGCATTATTAGTAGAACCATTAATGCTAGCACCAATTACATTAACAGCAAAGTACTGCGGTTCAGCACATTGATCATCATGGTTATCACCATCGCAGTTGTATTTGTTTTTTAATGCTTGAAGATTATTAGCAGTATCTACTTTATTATTAGCAGTGCCCCCATGTAAGATTTGGAAGTATTCGTTTTTATTACACAAACAAACAACAACCCAAAGTTCATTATCTTGAGCAACAGATTCATCTAAGATATTATCACAAGCATCTCCACCTGCACCGGGACTGCCTACTGCATCAAACAGATCACTACCCGATACTCCTGTAAGAATTAAAGCACCTTTTGGTGGAGAGTTAGTAGTAGTGCTCCTGTCAACAAGCCAACCGAGTTTATCGCCACTAGTTCCTGCTGGATCGCAGTCATCAAACTGTGACTTGACATAAACTTTACTAGCTGCTACGCCCTCAAATACTGTCGTGGCAATGTAAGCGATCTCCGCAGCAAAACAACTAGTATCACATCGAGTACATTTAAAATACTCTGGACAACAGCGTTTGGTAATATCAGAAGCTGGCATATCAACACGGTCCTACAAGTGCATTGGTTGCGGAGAAGTAGTACAAACGGCTAATACCATCTGTTCCAGTACGACCCGCTGTAGTTCCAGTTGCAGTTCCTACCACAAGTTTCCTGCGTTCTGTCATTTCAACTACAACTTGTTCGTCAACAGTTCTCCAGCCAAGAGAATTAGATGTAAACCCTAAAGCATTGCCTCCATCTTCTGAGTTGCTAGACTCATAATCAGCCCCGTCTTCTGACTCAGTTTCAGCTTCTTTATTAGAAGTTCCAAGATTATATGCTAACACACCGCCAATAGGGATAACTCTAGCATTAGTAGGCCAGTCTCCTTCTGCATCTTGTCCGGGGCTAGTGCGAATACCGGGAAATACAAAGTCTTTGTCATTCATTAACTCATGGATATTAAGAGCAGCATCAAGGTGTGTACCGCCTGTAGCAGTATCCGACTCTCTTCCCAAATCAGCGCTTCCAATATTAATCTGAGGCACATTAGACTGCCCCTCAGTTGAAATTGCTACTGCCCCTTGTTGACTAGCATCCGTAGTACTAAACTGTGCAAGAGGTCTGTGTCCTTTATAACCAGCCAATGCTGTAAAAGTAATTTTATTAACATCGCCACCCGTGCCTTTTACAGCTTGATAAACTCCGCCTGTAGTTCCAGATACACATAACTTAACAGTTCCGTCTGATGAATCAGTTAAATCAATAAGATCTTCTAGAATTTTATCTACAGCAGCTTCTGGAGTTGAGTTATTAGCAATGTCTGCTGTAGTAATAGTTTGGAATATACCAGAACTATTAGGAATTTTAAGAGTATGATCTCCTGCAGAACCTGCTGCATTAACTGTAATTGTAAGAGTCCAAACTTGAGCTACGTCATAAAAGGTGCTGCCTAATGATACCTCTTCCCAAGCGTATAGGAATCGGTTAGGTAGGGCATTAGGGCTTGAGGTACTATAGTCAGCATTTAAAGGCTTAAAGTGAGTAATACGGGCTAAGAATTTCTGTTCATCTACT